ATCCCTCCGCACGCGCAGCCGTCCTCTGCGAAGACCGGTGCCAGGCAGAGGACAAGGAAGCCCGACGGCCCGTCCGAGCAGTGATGCGCCCCGCAAGCAACTGGGAAGAAGACTGACATGACCCCGTTCGATGTGATCCTCTGGGCTGTCGCCCTACTCGTGGTCGCCATCGTCGTCACGCTCATCGTGACACTCGTCATCGCCGTCATCCGCACGGCACGGAAGCCCTCACCCCGGACGCATCAGGTCATCGACAGCGAAAAGCCGTGACCGACCCGAGCCCGGACGTCGCCTTCACGGTGACCGCCGACAACCTCGACGAGGCCGCCCACTTCGCGATCGACCGACTCAAGCAGCTCACCGCACAGCACGGCCACCGCGGCTTCATGCTCCCTGAACTAACCGCAGAGTTCGTCCTCGCCAACGGCGACGCATGGGACCACTGCTTCGAGTTCAAGTCTGAGTTCCTCCCGATGCCCCAGGGGTAGCTTCCGCACCCCCAGGGGTACCGCTCAAAACCCCCAGGGGGTGCCTCCACGATGCCCAGGGCCCCACGCCAATGCCCGACCCCCGGCTGCGACAACCGCATCACCACCACCCGGTACTGCGAAGAGCACACCGTCCACCACTGGACAGGACGCTCCCACGCAACCGGGGCGGAATACAGCCAGTGGCGCCGCACAGTCCTCGCTCGCTCGAAAGGCCTGTGCGAGATACGTGGACCACAATGCACCCACCGCGCCAAGCACGCAGACCACAAGACCCCTGTCGCCGAAGGCGGAGCGCTCTACGACCCCACCAACGGGCAAGGCGCATGCGAACCATGCCATGAGACCAAGACCCAGCAAGAAGCACGACGAGGCCGCGAACGAGCCCGACAACGCCGCGGGTAGGGGCCCCACCCCCTCCCCACCCCTCTCCCGGCTGCCGGGGAGATGCTGTTGAATTTCTTCTGTACGAGTCTGGGAGATTTGGGGCGCGCTGCAGCGAGGTATTGCGGAGCGGCCTTCAAACGGTGTTGCCGGGTGCGAGTGACCCTCGATCGGGCCAGTGACTCAGATCGCCGCGGACGGAGATAGCCGTTACAGGCTGATCGGTCGACCGGTGACGGTGATGTACCGACCGGTGCTGTACCGCTCGACGCTCAAGCCGTTCTCGATGCGTCGGGTTCCGGGCTGCTCGTCGAGGTTGAGCCAGATGTGGATGCCTTCGCCTGAGGGGGAGTACTCGACGTAGAACGGGTTCGACTCGCGGGCCAGCTCGAGCGCACGCGGATCGATCACTCCATCCGTCGCGCAGTGGTCGACGTCGATGCATCCGATCCCGTCGCCGAGCACGAACCCTAGACCTTCGCCGAGAGGTGACTTCGAGGCGGAGGCGAACGACGTCCACGTCGCCGTATCAGTGCTGGACGCTCGGCGCCCATTGATCGCGACCGGGACCTTGGTCGGCTTGCCCTTGCGAGTCTCGAACCGCCAGCGCACCCAGCGATCCCGAGAGGTCAGCGCGAGGGGGAGTGGCGACCGTTTGGCGGCGCGATGCGCGTACACGCGGTGCTTGCTAGAGCAGAACCGAGCGTCCGAGCGCGTGGTGATGATCCCGATCCCGCACCATTCGCACTCGCGCTTCATCCTTCAATTGTAACGCTTAATCCGCGTAATTCCGCCCGACATGGGCGCTTTCTCTTCCCGACATGGGGGTCCGCGATGCCCGGTAAAGGCCCACTTCCGAAGGACGCTGCCACACGCGTCCGCCGCAACAAGACCGGTGCGTCGCTCCGCGTCATCGAGGTCCAGCCGACAACGCAGCCCGAACTCCCGACGCGGTACAAGAGCGTCGACAGCGAAGAGGGCAAGTTCACGGACATCGTCGACTGGCCGACCGCGACGGTCGAGTGGTGGTCGATGTGGGCAGCGTCGCCTCTCTCCACCGAGTTCACGGACTCGGACTGGGAAGAGCTCAAGATGGCCGCACTGCTTCACGCCCAGTTCGTCGAAGGCGACTACAAGCTCGCCGGCGAGCTGCGACTCCGCACCGCGAAGTTCGGCACGACCCCTGAGGACCGTGCTCGGCTCAAGATCCAGTTCGCTCTCGCCGACGAGGCTGAGGAGCGCACGGAGCGCCGCAAGTCCTCGAAGCAGCCGAAGCCTGGCAGCGATCCTCGCCTGAAGCTGGCATAGACCAGCCATGGCGGTCCTGATCGTTCCGCCGCTTGACCTTTCGTACCCGACTCTCGGCCCTGAGCTCGCGCAGTTCATCACTGAGCGCGCCGTGTTCGGCCCGGGCTCGCTCGCCGGACGGCCTGCGATCCTCGATGACGAGAAGCTCGCTGCGCTGTACCGCCTCTATGAGATCTACCCGCAGGGGCATCGGCTCGCCGGACGGCGCCGCTTTCAGCGGGGCAGCATCGAGTGGCGAAAGGGCATGGCGAAGACCGAGTTCGCGGCATGGGTCGCGCTCGTGGAGCTGCACCCGGAAGCGCCGGCACGCTGTGACGGTTTCGACGCCGACGGTGACCCTGTCGGGCGCCCGGTCGTGCAGCCGTACATCCCGATGATGGCGGTAACCGAAGAGCAGGTGTCAGAGCTTGCGTACGGTGTCCTCAAGTACGTGGTGGAGGAAGGTCCCGACGCGGACCTGTTCGATGCGTCGCTCGATCGGATCGTCCGTCTCGACTACCGCGGTCGCGCGGATGGCAAGGTCGTCCCAGTGTCGAACTCGCCCGGCTCCCGTGACGGGGCGCTGACGACGTTCCAGCACTTCGACGAGCCTCACCGGCTCTACCTCCCTTCGGCCAAGCACGCGCACGAGACGATGGCAGCGAACCTCACGAAGCGTCCCCTCGAGGACCCGTGGGCGCTGTACACGTCGACCGCCGGTCAGCCCGGACAGAACTCCATCCAGGAGGACGTCCGCGCCGAGGCCGAGGCGATCGACCGTGGCGAGATCGACGAACCCGCACTGATGTTCTTCGCCCGTTGGGCGGGGGACGAGCACAAGGACCTCGCAACGATCGAAGCGCGCATCGCGGCGATCTCTGACGCCACAGGCCCCGCGGGAGAGTACGGTCCCGGTCAGTTCGAGTCGATCGCGAAGCAGTGGGATCGACCGAAGGCCGACAAAGCGTACCTCGAGCGGGTATGGCTCAACCGGTGGCGAAAGTCCGACTCGACGTTCTTCGACAAGACACAGCTCAACGGTCTACTCAGCCCAGGGGAGTGCATCCCTCGCGGTGCGTTCGTCGCCCTCGGGTTCGACGGTGCGCGGTTCCGTGACGCGACGGCCATCGTCGCCACAGACATCCAGACCGGTCTGCAGGAGCTCATCGGGCTCTGGGAGCGCCCGGATGATGCTGACGAGTGGGAAGTCCCGGAGGACGAGGTTACGGCCGCGTTCGAGGACGCCATGAGGCGGTACCGGGTGTTCAAGCTGTACGCGGACCCGCCGCACTGGACCGAAACGATCGGATCTTGGTACGCGAAGTACCCCGGGCAGGTCGAGGAGTGGTACACGAAACGGCACGGCCAGATGGCGTATGTGCTTCGCGAATATCAGGAAGCGATCGACGCCGGGTCTATTCGATTCGGTGGTCGCGTGAATCCCGACTTCATCATCGGCCGGGTGCTCTCGCCCCACGACGACCTGATCCGGCACCTCGGCAACGCCGGGAAGAAGGAACTCCGCCTCCGCGACGACCACGGAGAGCCGCTGTACGTCATGCAGAAGCAAGACGGGCAGATGGGCCTCAAGTTCGACGCGGGTATGGCAGCGGTCTTGTCGTGGAAAGCGCGCCTCGACGCCCTAAAGGGCGGTGCGACACCAGTCCAGAAGAAACGAGCGGTGATCCGGCGTATCGGGTCCCGATGACACACGAGGGGGTCGCATGGCTGTCGCTACGAAGACTCCCTACACGCCAGGTTGGTGGCTTGAGCGAGCATTCGAGAAGCGTGACGCACAGCGTCCGCGCCTAATCGAACTCGCGGCATGGCACGACGGGAACCCGCCCGCTCCCACCGCGGTGAAGAACGCGCGTGAGGCATTCAAGGAGTTCGAGGAAGAGTCCACAACGAACTTCGCGGAGCTCATCACGGGGTCGCTGCGGGAGCGGATGTCGGTTCGCGACATCCGCACCG